TTAATCCAACTAGTCCATATAAAACAGCTTTTAACATTGAGTTCATTTCAAACTGTTCCATTATAAACCAAGCTATACTAGAAGCTATCATTGCAGCAGATATATTTTTTATAACAATATTAACCGGCGTTTCCTCTTCTGATACAACCAATCTTGCCACCATACCCGCTGCTCCTATTAAAGCCACTATCCATCCCCCTTTTAAAAATTTTGGTATAAATTCTTCTAAGTTAGTACTCATATTTATTTTTTAAATTTACAATCCAGTATTTTTTAATCATACTAACTGCCACCATTATTCTTCTTGTTCTGTTGTCTTGCCTTTCTTCTTATTTAATACCCAATCAAATATTTTCATTGAGGTATATATTATAGATATTAACAATAGTACAACCTTTAATATTGCTTCTAAATTTGTAAAGCTAATCATTAGGGTTAATATGTTTAAAGCGTAAACACGAAGGCTACATTGATCCATTATCTTATTAATTTATTAATATATCTAACTGTTTCCTACTCATTAGTCTAATTGTACCCAAGCTCCGTTTAAATAACAATATATGTGTTTTGTAATTGTACCTACAACAGCTATCATGCCCTCTTCTTCAGAACCTATAAACGGAAAACTATTTAAAGGAGTAAGTTTTAATACACTAGTTATATCAACTAATCCAGTAGAAAAATCTCCCCCAATTAATGGTGTTCCATAAAAATTTGATATATATAATTTATTGTTTTCCGTTGTAGGAACCCCTGGCCCTGCGTTATAACCAATATATACATTCCCACTTGAAGAGTTTGTAGCATAATAACCACTACTAGCACCTATAGCAATATTATAAATACCAGTTTCTACTGATACTAAAGCATTCGCTCCTACAGCAACATTATAACCTCCTGTTTGTGTGCCAGTTAAAGCGGAAGAACCAATTCCAACATTATAATTAGCGGAAATGTTTGAATTTAAGGCGCTTTGTCCAATGGCTACACAATGATCCCCCTCTTCGTTCAACGCAAGTGCATTTGTTCCTATCGCTGTATTTAATTGACCCCCAATATTTGAACTTAGCGCATTTAATCCCATTGCGGTATTTTGTCCACCTACTGTATTATCTTTTAAGGCATTAAAACCAAAAGCAGTATTATGATAACCTGAAGTTGTTGATTTAAGAGCAAATTCTCCAAATGTTGTATTTGTAGATAAATTACCTTTACCATTATTCCAAACAGTTAAATCAGTTGCATTGTATTCTAACCAAGGTATTAATGATCCCGCAGGCCCTTGTGGTCCAGTAGCTCCTGTTGCACCTGCTACCCCTTGAGGTCCTTGAGGTCCTGTTGGTCCCGCAACCCCGGTTGCTCCTGTTGGTCCTTGTGGTCCTAATGCTCCTTGGGAAGCTAATAATGCCCAGTGTGTAGTATCTACAGATGGATTAGTAGTTCCAGATGTAGCTAATATACAAAAGTAAGAAGCTCCGCTATATCCTACAGCATCATCTGCTACATAAGAATTTCCAGATACCCATGATCCTTGCCAATTTAATCCCGTTGGTCCTACTGGTCCTGCTGCACCTTGTATTCCTTGTGGGCCTGTTTCGCCTGCTGGTCCTTCTGCACCTGCTGGTCCTTCTGGGCCTTGCGGTCCTGCTGCTCCTGAAGTAGCAAGCAAGTTTATAAAATCAGATACTAAAAATGATTTTGTTGGTTCTCCAACTTCAACCGTTTTTGTACCAATAAGTAAATCGCTTGCTTCAATTTGAGCGATTGGATAACTGTATACTATTGCCATAATTTATTTTTATTTATTGTTTTTATTTTTTATTACAATACCTCTACTGCATATCCAAGTTCTTCGTAATTTGCTTTAGCATAAAACTCTGCACTTGATAAATCCTGCATTTTTCCTTCTACTAATTCAACAACTATATTTGATTGCGGAACGTCTGTAGATAATGTGCTCCCACCTGCTTCGTATGTTGCTAATGAATCGTATGTAGCCGATGCAATTTCTAAGGTTACACCATTTGCTCTTGCTGAATATTCAAGTCTTGCATAAACACTTGGCAACTCAATTTCTGTTCCCTTAATTAAAATCTTTTTGTCTGCCGTAGCACTTACTAATAATCCCATTTTTATTTATTTATTAATTATTAACCTATGTATGTCCAACCTGTGGATTTGTTTATATATAATCCCTCAACAACGTCCGTGCAATAAACCATCAAACCTACTGCCGGCGATGCTATCGCTAAACGTTGTGCATTTGTCATTCTCGGAGGTAAAAATCCTTGAGTTGTTGATTCAACTTGTAATTTTGCCGATGCTACTGGGGCAGTTGTTCCAATTCCCACGTTACCACTAGAATTTATAGCTAACCCAACAATAGGTGTTCCAGCAGTTCTAACTCTTAATTGTATTCCACCACTTGATGCACTATCCCATACACTATCTAATTTTGTAATCTCTGTTCCTCCACTATCGTGCCATAGATGAGTACCTAATATGTTAATATTATTAGAATTACCAAGTTTAAGATATGCATCGAATGTTGATGTTGAACCTATAATTTTAATAGCTCCATCTTTTATCTCCAACTTATCACTTGGAGCAGTTGTTCCAATACCTACGTTACCGTTATCTAAGAAAGTTGCTACGCTTGTTCCTGCGTTATTTGCAACGTTAAAAGTTGATGTTGGGTATGTACCTCCATCCCCATTTACTAATCTCCAAGTATAGCTACTGTTTCTATCAAATGTAATAGTCGGAGCTGCGCTTCTAACATTAACAGACCCACTTACATCTAATCTTACTGTTGGACTAGTTGTTCCAATACCTACATTCCCCAATCCATTAGTAACTAACAAATCAGCACTATCCGCGCTATTCCTAACTCGTAAGGCTATATCGGTAGATAATGCTCCTTGTGCTCTTACGTCAAGTCTTGCTCCTGGCGAAGTTGTTCCAATTCCAACGTTACCGTTTAAATAAGATTGTCCTGTAACTCCTAAAACAATTGGACTTCCAAAGGCTGTTGTTCCGCCAATATGCATTCTACCACTAATAGCTGCGTTTCCACTTACTACTAATCTTTCTCCAACTGTAGTTGTTCCAATACCTACGTTTCCTGTTGAGGTAATACGCATTCTTTCTGTATTGTCCGTTCTAATAGCAAGCGGATGTGTTGTTAACGTGCCAATCAATCCAACTCCCCCAGAATTAACTATTCTAACAGTGCTTGTCCCGTCGCTTACATTAAATCCACCTCTAACATCTAATAATGTAGTTGGACTTGATGTTCCAATACCTAATCTATTATTAGTATCATCCCAAAAGAAATTAGCATTATCTTGAGCTATTGTTGTCCCATTTGAGAATAATACTGAGCCACTTGTTAAACTTGGTAAATTAAATTTTCCATTAAACACACTCCAATCAGCAGAACTTAATGCCCCTCTATTAGTTGCCGAAGCCGTTGGTAAATTAAACGTATGTGTATCAGTAGCAGATGATATATTAAAATCTGTACCTGATGTTCCAACTGCAAAATATTGTACTTGAGAAGTTAATCCATTTAATGCGGTTAAACCTGTTGTAAATGTTGTAAGAACCTCACAAAGATTTCCATTCTCTGTGTGTAAGGTTATAGTTCTTCCTCCTGTAATTACATAAATACGAATTGCTAATCTATCCGTAATAAGTAATGAAGTTTGGGGCATAGGAATTGAAGTAAAGTATTGGTCAACAGTTGTGCCATTTGTAATACCTTCAGGATTTGCTGAACCACTTGCAACAAGTGTAAAAACATTTGTAGCACTAACTTTATAGATTTCGCCATAAAATTGTGGGCTACCTCCTGATGCACTTGATTGAAAATAAAGCTCTAAATTCCAATTACCTCCCGGTATATTTAAAAATGAAGGGTCTCCTGCGTCAGTTAGGAATGATGCAATATACCCATTACCTGCACCATTTGTTCTTATAAAATTAGTACCTGCTCCAAGTATTGGAGTTTTACTCATTTGATAATAAGTATCTCCTCCAAATGTACCTTGAGAAATACTACCGTTAAGGTAATAATTAACCGATGCACCCCCACCTGTTGAATTTGGAAAATTAGCTAATGTTCCATCCCCCCTAACATATTGCGACACCGTTCCTGCACCTGTAACTGCTATTGTTCCTGATCCAGTAACTGGACTACTTGAAACAGTAAATGCGGAAGGCATTGATAAGCCAACCGATGTTACAGTTCCTACGCTCCAAGATCTATCCGTAGTTAAATCGTAAGCAGTTCCGTTTATAGTAAGCGTTCTGCTTGTTGGTACACCACCTAAGCCTGCTAAAGTATAAGTAGGCACATTCAAAACTCCCGCTGTTAAAGTGGATGATCCGGAAGAACCAGTTGTTGTTAAAGAAGTAAACGTAGCTGTTGGTGGGGTTGGTATATTTAGCACATTTGCTATTAATGTAGCAGCACCCGTTCCAGTTGTTGTTAAACTTGTTATTCTATTTGTATATGCGGTATCCCAATTTGATTGAGATGATGTTGTTGGTATGGAATATCCAGATGTTAAACTGAATACGCCAGTTGTATTTGTATATGTTAATCCGGTTGCTGCAGAGCTTAATGAGGTTAACAATGCAATCGTTCCCGTAGCATCTGGAAAATAAAACGTTCTACTTGACGTTAAATTTCCAGTTGATATTTTAGCGTTAATTGAATTTGTTTTATTTAGATATAAAGTACCCTGCTCCATAGAAAGCAACGTATTTGTTAAAGGGTCTTTTATAACAAATAAGTTATCAGTAGAACTAATCTTAGCATAAGCACCTTCAACAACGTCCCAAATGCCTAATGTACCTATATTTGCATCTATAATAGACGTGTTACCTGCGGTTAAAACCTGGTTTAAAGTTGGTGTTGGAGGTGTTCCACCGTATTGTGGTATATTTAATGTATTACCTATTAATGTAGCTGCTCCTGAAGATCCAGTTGTTGTAAGTGTTATTTGTCCTTGGTAAACTGGTATGTTTAATACATTATCTATTAATGTAGCAGGGCCACTTGTTCCTCCGTTACTTAATATTAAATCTCCTGTATTAATAAAAGTTTTTAGTTGTCCAAGAGTAAAGTTCTTAGTTATCTTACGGACTTTACCATTATGTAATGTGGTAGCCGTTCCCACAAGCATGTCGGAATTTAGTAAGTCTTCATTTTCTTGGTAACTGTATATTATTGCCATTAATTTCTATTTAGCAGTTCCACTTATCAAGTGCTAATTTTTTTCTTGTTGGTTCACCATTTGGTTTTTTCAAAGGACCTGGCATACCAGACATCCTTGCGCAAAATGATTTTCTACGCTTTGCATCTTTACTGCCTGGTTTCAATTCCGATGGTTTTTTAGTTACCGCAGTTTGTAATTTACTTCCTGGATTTTCTCTTCTATAGCTCGCTACACCTTTTGCATTTAATCCACCTGTTTCTGACTTCCCTTCTTTACGAGTCCACTCGGCTGTTTTATGTTTTTTTTTCTCCATTTTTGTTTTTAATTATTGCTTCACACATATTATATAAAAATTCTTTGGTTGCATTAGATTTAAATACATTTGCAGCTCTGCAAACAAATTGAACATTCCCCTCAATGTATTCTTTATTTGAATCTATCCTATCAATTGATGCATTAGTTGGTATATTGCCATTTCCTAATATCATAGTAAGTTCCCAGCCGGTAAGTGCGCATTTTCCATTTTGATTACTCCATATTTTTTCTAGATCATCAATCGACAAGCATGCGTTTTTCCTTTTGACTGCTTTAGCTCTTAAGTACGTAATGAATGATCTAACAGATCTTGTTCTCCTAAACGCAGTAAATTGCAATTTTTCATCACCCCAGGTTTTCTTATGATAGCTTTTCATTTTATATGATATACAGCTTTTGCACCAGGATTGATATTTTGGTGAACCATCAGCTTTTTTGCCCGTAGTATAAAAATCAGATAATTCTAAGTGTTCTTTACATTTGCTACAAACCTTCATTAATCTTTACCTTCTTTACGTGTCCAAGCAGCAGTTTTTTTAAGTGGTGATTTACAACTAGCACATCTTCCACATGCACATTTAGCTTTCATATTAATTGTATACTTTTATTTCAATACATATAGGGTATGGTATAATGTCATTTTGAAAGTCGCCTGGATCTTTCATTGTATTTAATTCAATGAAAGTCTCATTTCCTTGATCAAGTCTAAAAAAATAGCCTCTATTCGTTGGTGTGCCAGATCCGTCAATAAATTGATTAAAAGTAGCATAACCGTCATTACTTAGTCTTGCTCCGTTTATAAATGTTTTAAGATTATCAAATAAATCAACAGAATGTATTCCATATCTACCATCTTGTATATATTGAAACCATATATTACCAATAGTGTTCTCTAGTACTGTTGCAACAGGGGTTCCGGTATTATACGTAAGTAGAACTCCAGGATCGTTTGGTAATGTTCCAGCCGTTGTACATATAAATGAGGTCCCTATATTGCTATTTGGAGCCCCAAATACCGTTAAATCAACATCATTACTATTATCGGAAATATAATAAGTTATACCTAACGTTATAGGACTTTCCGCTCCAATACTATATGGATCATCCCCACCACTCTGCGTTAATAAAGCAGTAAATACTTTGTAAGGTTGCACACTATCCGCAACATCTTGCATTGTGTACCATTGTTGCATATCTTGTAATGCTTGACTACCACCATATGTAGTGTTAGTTCTTTTGTCTACCATAAAGACTTTCTCGTCTGCTGGAATAATTGCCATATCTTTTTATTTTTTAGTTATTTTTTCTTTTTAATTTTTTTTGCTTCTTCAAGCATAGCTTTAGTTGGTTTCTTACCAGATCCTTTATTATCTCTAATATTATCCCATAAACCTCTTTCAGACATAGATCCATCTGCTCTTCTAATCATTTCTTTAAACGGCGAAATAGTTGAAGCATCACCAACCCAATATCCATTGTGTCCTTTAACACCCAATCCCTGAGGGCCTATACCTTTTCTTTGCATGTTATTTTATTTTATAGTTCTTACCACTTTCCTTTTTAGTGCCCTCTCCCTCATTACCTCTATTCTGCTTCACTGATTCAAATCTGCCATCTTCATGATCATAGTCCATACCTTTACCATTAGGGTGTTTCCTATGCATTCTTTGCGCATGGGCTTTCTTTGCCGTTCTATCATCCGTCTTAGCATATGCCAAATCTCTCACCGCTTTAGCCTTCGCCGCTTTCGGTGATAATTTCTGTTTCAATAAAGGAGATTGTGATCGTAATTTAAAAGCCATAATAAACCAGTTTGGTATAGTTTATACAATTACGTATATCACTCCATATTTACAGTGTGACGTTAGCCCACTACTTAATAATATAACTACCTAATGTCGCATTATTCGTTTAAAAATTATAATTTAATGATGTGCATTTATTATAATAAGTGTACCCAATAAGGTATATTATACACTAAAGCGTATAATATCATACCCCATAAGGTATAAAAAAAAATATTATAAAAAATTTTTTGGAGTAGGGGTATTTTGGAAAAGCGTTGCAAATATATAAGTAAGGGGCTACATACTTATTTCTACTTAGTTCGCTTAAAAAGGAAACGCGTTTGGTTTACCCGGGTCCCCTGAGTTTTCATGTAACATATCAGATCACCTATTAGGCATTGATGAATCCTGCAGAATGTTTGGGAATAGTTAGGCGTAACAACTGTGCTGTGCGTTGCGATGGTGTTCAGTGATGACGATTGATCATGTGTGATGGATGATATAATATAATGAATGATGCTGATCGGTACCCTACCTCAACACGCTGTAATCATTGGGAATGACAAGCGAGCGAAGCGAGCAACGCGAAGCGTGTATAGCACTTACAGTCCGAGTACGGTTGGTATTTGATAATATAAGTGTAACAAATAATAAATATACTATGAGAAAGTTTAAAAACACGGGAGAGATTATATTGTTCTCTTATCAAGCAGCGTTAACTACTATTGCTATCTACGGAATTGTTAGGATTGCAATCGGTGTAATCATGGGAGAGTTCAACAACGTATCCTTTGGAATGATGGGGTAACCTCAACACGCTGTAATCTTATTAAGCGAGTGAATTACTTACAAACTAAATACGACAAGTATTTGATAATATAAATGTAAACAAATAACAATAACAATTAAAATTTAATATTATGAACAACAAAGAATTATTAGCACAAGCTATTGCAAAACTAAGTCAAGAAGAATTGGCAGCAATCTATCCACCAATCGAAAGAGCAAACTTCGTAGTACGTAAGTCATGGTTCGGTAGAAACCAAGTAATCACATTCGTGAACAACAAGAATCAAAAAGTAACTTACAATCACGATGAGGTATTGAAAGTAATGCTACCTAAGCTATCTATCATGCCATGCTGGATTAAGCGTGAGTACTGGTCACAATCAACCGATATGCCAAGCAATGTGAGACATTTGGCTACGATTGAACAGTTGGAAGTAGTAGCTGAATAAGCTGCTGCTGCAACCTCAACACGCTGTAGTCATTGATCGCTCTTATTACAAAGCAAATACGGCTCCTGTATGATAATATAACTGTAACAACTAATAAACTATAAAGAATATGAAATTAAAAGCAACAGACAAAGAAATAGTAGCAATAATGGTCCTTATACCAGCATTATTTGCACTAGGATTGTATCTAGGATACCAACAAGGAGTGATTGAACACAGTGCGCATTGTACAACAGTGTTCCTAAAGTAAATATGCGACGTTAGCCTGTTATTTTATTAGTTTAATGAGCTAATGTCACACTTTTACAAAGTGTTCCATCGGAACAACCCGGGACGGGTGTATAGCATACAGCCCAAACACGGTCTTTTTTTGATAATATATATGGTCTGGCTTTGAAATATAGTCGAAAGAGTAGACTCCGTCCTACACCATACCCAAATTCTACGATTTTTAGGTAAAACGCGTATAGCAAATCCGCTAAAACCCCTTACAAGCCGAGCACGAACTCAATTTGATAATATAAATGTAACAAAATAACATTAATAACAACAAAATGATGAAAAATAGAGTAAATTTTGATAATTACTTGACAAATAGAGAGATACTCTATAATAACCCCCTTAACTTTTTTTCGAGTAAATGAAGTTCAACCTCTTTACAAAACGAATACGAAAGTAAAATGATAATATAAATGTAACAAAATCAAGTAAAACTATGAATTATAAATTAGTAGAAAGTAGAGAAATAGTATGGTGCGAGAACGACGATAGATATGTGTTGATTTTTCGCTCAAATGACGAGATAATTGGGTTAAATTGGATGCAAGGTGACGATTTAGAGTTATTTAAGGAAGTATATTCAATGATTGACCCTGACTTAACCGACTTTTACAATGCTATTGAACCGTATCTAGACGAAAGAAATGACGAGATAGGTAAAATCAACGCTGCAATATGGGCATACTTTGAGTATAGAAATTTAAGAGATTAAAGATTTTAAAAAAATAATAAATATGAAATATCAAGTAAAAATAACCGAGTATTTAAGTAAAATAGTTGAAGTAGAAGCGGATGATGAAATTGACGCAAGACTATTAGCGGAAGAAATGTATTGTGGCGAAGAAATAGTATTAGACTATAATGACTTCGATGATGTTGAATTTGAAATATATAATGGTTAATTATGGAAGAATATAGCGATTGTTGTGGTGCAGGTAGACACCATATATATGATGAATTGTGTGGCGATTGTTTAGAACACTGCGAGTTTACCGATTGGGATGGTGAAGATGAAGATTTACAATCCTAATACGAATGTAAATTGATAATATAAATGTAAATAAAAATATAACTATGAAAACAAAAAAAGTATTAAACTTATTAACTAAAGAAGTACAAGCTAAAATCCTTAATAATACCATTAACGATTGGGATAACGATAACCCTGATGTTGCATTAGGTTTTTATTATTATAAATTAACTCGCAAGTTTGACCGTCAAGGTTTATGTGGTTTCTTTAGATTTGATAATACCCCTGAAGGTTTTACATATTGGGTTGAATTAAACGACGCGTTAGTAAAAGCAACATTAACAAAATAATAATTATGCAAACAGAGTATAGAATAATAGCGTATACGCATCCTTTAAGACCAGAGTTAACAATGTACAAATGTATGATTGGTGGCAATGGCATACACTCACAACACTTATGTGTAGTTAATGAATGGCGTACCGACCAAATCAAGAACAAGTTCAAGCACTCTAAAATTGCTGAGCTAAACTATAATGCAACGGTATCTTTCTTTGACAATAGTAATACAAGTAAAGACTAACTTACAATCTAAACACGATAACAAATTGATAATATTAATGTAACAAAATATAACAACTATGAAAAAAATTAAATTCCTTAAGAACCAATTAATACGTATCGACGGAGTATTATACACTCCATATCTTGTTGGAGATTTACCACCCACGTTTGGCTTCATCTTTAACGCTGACAAAGAGCAAGACGGTATCACTGAGTTTTTTAATCACAAAGGTTTCACTTATATAAGAAAATAATATGGCAAAGAAAATAACAATGGATTCAGTGCATGCTTTTTTAGCAAGCAAAGAATTTAAACGAGAAAACATGGAAGTAAATACAAATGGTGATGTAACCTATCTTAGATTATGGGGTAATACCATTGCAACTAAAACAAAAGACGGTAGAATATATATTGACTCCTGCGGTTGGTATACTAATACAACAAAAGAGCGGTTGAATTACTTACTGCAATTGTTAAACGGCAATTATAGAATTAATCAAAAGAATTGGTTGTGGTATATCAACGGTAAACAATGGAACGGTAGTAAAATATTAATAGAAGGATGGGAATAATAAAAAATAATATGATAGTAATAGCGAACAACATGAAAGAAGCGTGCCAATATCTTGAAGAAAAGAAAGCACGTAACAGAGCAAATAGAATCAATGCAGTGAATATTGATGGCTTATGTAAGAGTTTTACAAGTGAAGATTATAAACAAGTGAAGACTAAAATGAAGGGTGCAGCGAATCGTAAAGCTAAAACCTTTAGTGTGACTAGACTATGGAACCATAATAACTTAACACTATCTGATATTAAAAATAAATATTAATGAAAGAGCAGTATATTAAAATGCGCAACGAAAACCGTATTGATGCGGCTGTGCTATACACGTTTGCTCGTGAGCAAGGCTTTGACGGTGACATCAATGCTTTCATGATGGCAATGCAATTCATGAATATTGAGGAGATGTTTAGTGCAATTGACCGTAAGTTTGAGTTGACCTTATTATTCGATAAAAACAATAAATTCATAAAAATAATAGAATAAATATGACAAAAGAAAAACTAGCATTTAAAGAAGCGGAAGCATTCGAAATATGGATGCGTGAAACCGTAAGGTCTGTACACTATGCAGATAATGAAAAAATGACAGAAGCCTATGCCCGAGTGTTTAACAATACATTAGAACTAACTATATATGAGAGTACTGACAAGAAAGGAAGAGAACCTAATTAAATTAGCTATCTTTGAAGCAAATGAATTATTAGCGGATCAAATTTATCGCGACTTTGGTGTAAACCTTAAATGCCAAACCAACGAGCAACAACATAAAATGCAAGAAGTCTTTGAAGTATTGTATACAACTCTTGCCGATATTGTAGAAGATCATGGAGCCTTACAGTCCAGATACGAATAACAAACGATAATATAAATGTAACAAATAAAATATAATAAAATGGATAAAATAAACGAATTATTTGAATGCCAAATAGGTGATGCAATAAATGCTTTTCCAAGTGTATTCAGCAAAGATGATGTAGTAGATATATTAAGTAAATTACGAACTAATGTATTATATGCTGCAAATGAAATAAAATCTACTACTGGTATTACTGAAGAACAATTCCAAGAATTTAATTCAAATGTACGTGAAGCATTAGAGCGTGTGCTTTACGATAGTGATCAAATTGTAGATACTCATTCAGCAGAATTTAGTATTGATTATGATAATCGTATATCTATCGACAATGTAAGTGTAAACACAGATTTTATTACAGAAGAATTAGATGAGATTATGTTAGACAGATTTCAAGAAGCATTTGGTGAATTAATAATTGAAACAAAATAATAATATGAATTTAAGTACTTTATTTAGCGAATTATCTTTAACTGGCGGATTCAGTTATAATGCAACAACTGGCTCATTCAATCCATCAACTGGATATATGGTTAGTCTTGCAGGTTTCGAAGAACAGTTTTATTTTGATGACTTTGAAAACAAAGATATTAAACAATACTTTGTAAAGCATGTAAAACAATTATCCAAAGACGAATCATTCCTAGGCGGATGGGTTGATGGCAAACAAGTATTTTTAGATATTAGTATTAATATTGACGATCTTGAGACTGCAATATATACCGGTATAATTAATGATCAAGTAGCGATATTTGATTGCGCAAATCAGCGAGCAATTACATTGCCATCACCTCAACGGTCTGGCACAATGACACAAAATAAAACGTATAACTTAATGAAAGCCAAGGAGATGACATACCTTATTGAATCATCTAAATTAGTAACCAATTAAATTAAATAACTATGACAAATGTAAACTTAGTTGAAAGACTAACTGTTGATAGTAGCGCGATTTCAGAAGTGTCTTATTATCCAAATGTTGAAAGACTTTTTGTATTATTCAAAAACGGTAGAGAGTACGAATACTTTAATGTACCTACTCATGTTGTAAATGGTTTAAGAGAAGCCCCATCTAAAGGTAAATTCTTAAACAAATACGTATTAGCTTTCTACAGATTTAAGAAAGCATAGTTGCTATACACGTTGTACATAACGTGTTAGTTGGCCGTGCTGGCGTTACGTAAATATTACCAATCTTGATCAGAGGGTTGTAACGGAAAGGGGAATAAAGAAAATAACCGGTTCCCTGGTCATCTAAGAACTAAGTGCTGGGCTAAACGGATCTGTTTCAGTCTCCGGGCATTGTCACAACCGACGGGTTTTGGGGTTCGATTCCTCTTTTAGTTCCAAATTAAGACTCACAGTCTAAACACGAATGTTAAATGATAATATTAATGTAACCAATTAAATTAAACTATGAATATATTTTATCTGTCCACAGATCCTGAAAAAGCGGCTAAATATATGTATAACAAGCATGTAGTAAAAATGATCCTAGAATCCGCACAATTATTATGCACTGCTCACATTATTTCTGATGGTGAAAACGCAAATGTACCTTACAAAGCAACTCATAAAAACCATCCATCAGCAATATGGGCTCGTGAATCAATATCTAATTACGTATGGTTATATGACCACATGATTGCGTTAGGTAACGAATATACACGACGTTATGGCAAAAAACATTTAACTATATTAAAATGTAGCGGTGCATTATGCAAAGTTCCAAATAATATTACTAAAGTTGATTTAACACCAATGCCACAATGCATGCCTGATCAATACAAAGTTCCCGGCAATAGCGTTGAAGCTTATTGGAATTACTACGAAGCTGAAAAAGTTAATGTAAAAAATGCAAACGAATCTGTAATAACTAGACCCGCAGTATTATGAAGCCAGAAGACAAAGCTAGAGAATTAATGCTAATATATTATAGTTTAATACCAATGAATACTATTAGTTTTGCTAAACAATGTGCATTAATAGCAGTTGATGAATTAATTTATGAAACACACTTCGAAGTTCCAAATATTAGACAAAGATATTGGATTGATGTTAAAAAAGAAATAGAAAAGTTATGATAACAGACGAAATAAAAGAACGAGCAAAAGACAAAATGTGGGCTAAGTATTTCCACCTATTAAATGAAAGTATGGCAGGAGATCTATTCTGGAGTGTAGATAAAGACCGTCAAGAACAATTAATGGAAGCCCATTTAAAAGATCAAGAAGTATATAGTTATATATTAAGTTTAATAGAAAAAGATAATAAATTATGACAAGAACAAAAGATTTAGTAGATCAAATGATGGAATATGAAATGGGTATGCTTAGTGATCCAGAAACATTAGAAATGTTTTCTACAATTACAAAAGAGAAAATGCAATACAGTTTGCAAGGTCATTATGGTAGAACAGTTACGGCTTTAATAGTTGATGGATGGTTAGATAGACATGGTAATATATTAAAAGAATTAGAATAATATGACAACATATAAAAACAGATATTCCGATATATTTACATTCACTGAAGATGATCATCAAGACGTCTTATGGGAAGGTAATTTTGAATTTTGCAGATTAAGTTATCCTAATGATTATTCTAAAGCATACAATGCTTATGTTCATGATGGAGGCAATCTTAGTTTTAATGAATTTAAAAAAGCTGTGCATGAATGGGATGATGAAACTAGTAGTCATTACTATCCTGAGTATGTAGTAATGGTTGAATCTTTGAAAGATAAAATTGATATGATTGATCCTAGTGGCGGTCCTTACATTAATATAGGTATGTCATTAAATAGTTTTGGTTTTAAAGACTATATAGTTAAAGACTTTCAACATATTGAAACAGGATATAAAATTATTACAGAGAAGTGTGCTTACTGTCATTTGGCAGGTAATAAACATAAAATGGGATGTGAAACCCGCAAGATACAAATACATTTACAATCTGAACACGAATAACAATTGATAATATTAATATAAAAAAAATAATATGACAGAAGAACAAATTGAGCAATTGGCTGAAGCAGTATTCCAAAAGATATTAGCCAAGCAAGAAGAGTGGGAGAATCAATTCTACGTTAAAGCTGATAGAGATCAACTAATAGCGGATATAGTAAGGCTTAATGTATTTAAGGCAGAAGCCGTGGAAAACGAGGACTATGAAAAAGCCAGTGAAATACAAAAAGAAATAAATAAATTGAGAGAATCATTAAACAATAAAAAGCTAGAGTAGTTAGATATGCGACACTAGCTAATTAATATATTAAAGTAATAGGCTAATGTCACATTTGCTATACACATAAATAAATTAAAAACAAACCATTATAATATATAAATTATTTTATATATAACTAATTAATAATCAACAAATAACAAAATAAATGTTTACAGTTAATGTAAATCCCAGTGTAAACACGTAATAATATAAATATAACCAAATGGAAATAGATATGAATATAACGAGTTGGTCTACTAAAGATCTTGAAGCATTATGTATACCTGAAAATCATAAGATTACTTTTGATGGGTTTGAATACTGGTGGTTACATAAAATACACGGGAACAAATGGGAATTGCATTGTATTAATGGATTTGATAACTGGAAAAAACCTTATAGTTGGCTTAATGAATGGCTTTACAAATGGAGTCAAGAATTAACTATTAGGAAAATAGAAGCATCATCAGCATATCTTAATAAAATGAAAGAATCTTTAGAATCTACAAAACAAGTTATGGAAATAAGTAACAATAAAAGATTAAAGACTAAAGATAAAATTAAGATGATACAAAAACTATTACCAGAAGAATCAATAACCTTTATAGCAAATGTACTTAATATAAGTAGACAAGCTATTCATAGACACTTGTAATTATGAATGATTTAAAAAAAATTAAATATTTAGAATATCAAAAACAATATAGATTAAATAATAAAGTTAGAAAAAAAGAACTTGATAAAATTTATAAAGAAAACAATAAAGAAAAAATAGCAGAATATAAAAAGCAATATTATGAAAATAATAAAGCAAAACTAAATGCTTATGCAAATAATTATTGTAAACAAAAAAATAAATTAAATATTAATTTTAGATTAACTAAAGTGTTAAGAAGCAGAATATATTATGCGGTTAAATCAATTGATTGGAAAGGGAATTATAATAGAGAAGAATTATTAGGGGGTGACATAAATATTGTTAGATCTCACATTGAATCATTATTTAAAGAAGGAATGAATTGGGAAAACCAGGGAAAATGGCATATTGACCATATATTGCCTATTGGTGTTTGTGATAATCAAGAAGAGATTATCGCAAGGTGTCATTATAAAAACTTGCAACCATTATGGGCAATAGAAAATTTAAAGAAGGGTTCAAAAACTCACACGATAGAAATTTAGATTATTTAAATAAACACAGAGTGATATATAGAAGAGGACCAATTAATGATCAACCAACACAAGAATATAACTGGGGTTATTTTTATGAACAAGGTACCACTGAATGTTATGAGTTGTTTAGAAGTAAAGCTAAAATACCAACATATAAATCTTTAAAATGGCATTTGTATGTTATATGGTATTTAAATCCTGGCATGGATCAAAATGAGTTTGAGAGCATTGTAAGATATATATGTGATAAAAAGAATGGCTTTGTTACATTTAATGTTAGTGAACAACTATTACAGAATATGATGTATGATGTTTCCTTAAATGATTTAGAAGAACCTCCTTATAATAAAACCCGTAAGATTATATTTAAGGATAACATTGGATTAACTATTAATGAAAAGTTATCTATTGTAGGAAAGATGATTGGTAAGACTAAGAAAGTAACTGAATCAGATATATACGATGCAATGCTATACATGCACGACCTCAATCAAAAAATTACGATCAGCAAATTAGCAACCTATTTTGACTGTACATCAAGAACAATACACAGAAACATGAGTAATGAACTTAAAAAAGAAAAAGAACTATTAAATAACAGTTTATGACATTAAAACAAAGGTTTGAAAATACAATGATCTCATTTTTAATTGATAGAAATCAAGATAAATCAATGCTTGATCATTTTGAAAAACTAACAGATGAATTTGCTATCGAGTTTGCAGATTGGATTAGGGTTTGTAAACTAAAACGTAGACCTTATGATTTTGACAACATAAAAGAACTATTAGAAATCTATAAAAAAGAAAAAGGATTATGAAAAGTTACAACATACCAAACTACATAAGGTACAAAGAAGATATAAAGCAAGTTAACAAGAATAGCCTGTCTGATAATTTTTACGGCTATACCAGAGAAAAACTAATTGCTAAATTTTTACCATTAGTAGAGAATATTGCTAAAAAGTTTTCAACTACAACACAAGCATGTGGAGTATTAGATATTACAGATTTAATTCAATATGGATCTATTGGATTAGTGCAAGCTATTGATCGCATTGATTGGGATACAATAAACAATTCTGACAATAAAGAAAGTGTAATTAAGTCATTCTTATCCAAAAGAATTAAAGGCTCAATCAGAAGAGCTATAGACATTAATAGAGGCTCAATTAAAATACCAGAGCATAAGTTAAATGAAATACGCAAAGATAGCAGCAAGGATCATACATTAGTTGCAATGTTTTTTAATTCTATATTCTTAAGCATTGACGAACAAATGAACGAAAGCGAAGATGACTTATTTATGGTATATCAAATTCCTGATCAATCAGAATTTTATAATATAGAAATAATGAATTCATATCTTACTAGTTTACTTAAAAAACATTTAGATGATCGTGAGTTTGAAGTGTTACGCTTAAGTTATGGATTAGACTGTGATAAACATTCCGCAAACGATATTGCTAGCCGATTAGGCATTGAAGGAGCAAGTGCTTATGTAAGAATTTCAGAGATAAAAAAGCAGGCAATCGCTAAGTTAGTTGCTAACGTCGATTCCTCCCAAGTCCTTGATTTCCTATAACTTAAATGTAAAATGAAGCCAAAATACGTAATTATATTAATATAAAACTAAACCAATTAAATCAAATATATGGCAACAAAAACAAATGAAAAAGAATTAACGCTTAATGAAAAGTTAGCAATAATACAGACTGAGTTTAAGTCTAAAAAGTCGCGATACAATTCATTCGGTAAGTACAATTTTAGATCGGCTGAAGATATTCTTGAAGCAACCAAACCGTTTCTGCTTAGACTAGGCGTATCAGTAACAGTAACAGAAGATTTAACAGGGAGTCCAATGGGCATGTTCCCAATATTAGAATCAACCGCAATTATTAGTGATGGGGTCGATGCTATACACGCTCGTGCGATTGTTGGCGTTGATCTTGATCAAAAAGGTATGCAAATGCCTCAAAAGTTTGGATCAGCATCAAGTTACGGTAAAAAGTATGCGCTTGGTAACTTATTCTTGATTGATGATACGCAAGATCCAGATCATGGAACATCTCAACCTGAAACTAAGAAAACAACTTTAACTCCTAACGACGATGCTTTTGTTAAAGCAAAAGAGTTTATTGCTAATGGCGGAGCTCTTGCTACAATCAAAAAGAAATACGAACTATCTCCTGAAGCAGAGACCATATTGACTTCTTTATAATATGACTAAGGAGGAAATCTTAGAAAAGTTACGAGAAGATGAGCATTATTATGGTGAGTTTGGTAAAAACTTTTTAAGTAATTCAAACATATCTGCATTACTTACCAATCCATTATTAATGAATGCTCCACAAGATCCCAACCCCAATTTTGTTATTGGTGGTTACTTTCATACGGCTATTTTAGAACCTGATAAATTGCATAAATACAAAATAATAGAAGCAACAACCAGAAATACTAATAAGTATAAAGAATTATCTGGCGGCGAAATTTGTTTATTACAGCATGAAGCAGATAAAATAGAGTTAATGAAAGATACAATGTTAGCTAACGAAGTATGTGCTGGATTAATACGAGGCTTTAATGTTGAGTATGAAGTTCCTGGAATTACAGAATTATTTGGTGCAATGTGGAAAGGCAAAGCAGATATTATAAACCACGATGAAGGTTTAATTGTAGATTTGAAAACAACATCTGACTTAAGTTCATTTCCATATTCAGCAAAGAAATACAACTACGATAGTCAAGCATACATTTATAAGCAACTGTTTGGATATGACATGATCTTCATGGCAATAGATAAAACAACACATCAAATTGGTATATTTGATTGTTCAGAAAACTTTCTTACTAATGGTGAAGACAAAGTCAAACGTGCAGTAGAAGCTTACGATTTATTTTACAGAACAGAGGACTTCGATCCTAAACAGTTCTTAATTACAAAAACACTTAATTAAACATGAAGACCTGCACGTATTGCAAATTAGAATTACCATTAACTGAATTTTACAATCGTCCTGATACAGGCGGATTAAAATCAAGATGCAAAACTTGTGAATGTTTATATTCTAGAGCAAGGAATTATAAAATAACTTTAGATCAAGCGCAATCGTTAATGGACAGTGATAATTGTCATTGTTGTGGGAAAGAAATACTTGACAAGAGATCAACATATATAGATCATTGCCATAAAACAAACAAGATAAGAGGAATATTATGTATGTCTTGTAATTCTGGTATTGGATTTTTAGGAGATAATCTTGAAGGAGTATTAAAAGCAGTAGAATATTTAACTAATAATAAACAATTAAAACTTTAAAAAAATGGCATCAATAGTAAAAGCTAGCATTAATCTTAATGCAATTCCAAAACATAAAATAATTGATGGGGCTAAAGGCAAGTACCTTCCTATAACTATAACAATTAATGATGAAACTGATCAGTTTGGAAATCAAGGACCAATTACGGTTGAACAATCTAAAGAAGAAAGAGATTCTAAAGCGGCTAAGGTTTATCTTGGCAATGTTAAAGTGGTATGGACTAATGGTCAGAATGTTGCTGCTGCACCCAGAACTGATGGTCAAGTTGCACTGGTACAAAGAGCACCTGCTCCAATGGACGATTTACCATTCTAAAAAGTAATTAAATTAAATAGTTAGTTAAGCCCCACAAGTTGGGGTTTTTCTATCTACTATATTCAAATGAATATAAAACAATCAAATATTAACAAATCATATTCAATTAGATATAATGCAAACAGTAGAGATAAATGGTTTTTTGATTGACCAATTCAATCAACATAAGCTTGAAGAAGGGAAGTCTCAAGGTATTTGTCCATTGTGTTCTCATAATAGAGAGCCTAAGCATCAGAAAGCAAAGTGTGCCTCTTATGATTGGGAAAGAGGTATAGGAACTTGCCATAACTGTAGCAAAACTTTTCAACTTCATACATATAAAAGAAAAGGTACAAGCGAAAAAGTATATACTAAACCTGAAGTTACAGAGTTAATTAAACCAACAACTAAAATTGTAGAATGGTTTGCAACAAGAGGTATTTCAGAAGAAACTTTGAATGACTTAAGAGTTACTGAAAGCAAAGAGTTTATGCCTCAAACCGGTAAAGTTGAGAATACAATTAATTTTAATTACTACATTGGAGATGAGATTATCAATGTAAAGTACAGAGATGGCAACAAACATTTTAAATTGTATAAAGGTGCTGAAAAAGTATTTTATAATATAGACAGTACAATTGGTTTTGAATATTGTATTATTGTTGAAGGCGAGATGGATGTGCTTGCGCTGCATGAAGCAGGTATTACTAATGCAATATCCGTTCCTAACGGTGCAACATTACATACAAATAATCTTGAGTACTTAGATAACTGCATTGATTACTTTGAGGACAAGAGTAAAATTATTATTGCTGTAGATTCTGATGCAGCCGGTCAAGCATTACAAACTGAATTAGTAAGACGTTTAGGATCTGAAATTTGTTATTTAGCATCATTTGAAGATTGTAAAGACGCAAACGAATACTTAATTAAATATGGCAAAGAAGCATTATCACAGAGAATTACGCGATCAAAACCAGTTCCGCTTGAAAATGTTACAACGTTTAGAGACATTGAAGATGAGGTTACTGACTTTGTTCGTAATGGATTCAAACCTGGCTTCCAAGTTGGTTTGGATAACTTTGACAGTATTTTTTCTACGTACACTGGTCAATTCATTACTGTTACCGGTATTCCATCTTCTGGTAAATCTGATTTTGTAGATCAAATGATCGTTGGTTATAATGAAAAGTATGGTTGGAAAACGGCATATGCATCACCAGAGAATACTCCTACATATTTACATGCACACAAGCTAATGAGGAAAACGTGGCAAGGAATGCCGACGGTCGCAGACATCAAGACTGAAAAGTGGAACCAAGTAGCGGATCATGTAAATGATAATTATTTCTTTATTGACATGGAACGTTATACATTAGATGCTGTGTTACGTAAGGGTGCTGAGTTAGTTAAGCGTAAAGGAATTAAATGTTTAGTTATTGATCCATTTAATAAAGTACGTGATAATGATGCATCTGGTGATGTTAATGCCTATACTTTAGAATACTTAACTAAGATTGAGATCTTTGCTAAGAAGTATGATGTTTTGGTAATGATTGTTGCGCATCCAACTAAAATGTATAAAGATGCTAAAGGTAATATTGAAGAGCCTACAATGTATAACATTAAAGGTGGTGGCGAATGGTATGACGCTTCATATCATGGCTTATTAGTTCATAGAAATTATGAAGACAAAACCGTTAAAGTTAAAGTATTAAAATGTAAGTTCCAAAACCTTGGAGAGAATGGCGCTGAATGCCATTTCAAATGGGAACCACAGTCAGGATGTTTTCTTCCACATACTCCTATAGTTAATCCTGATGATAAAATGCCCTGGGAATAATGGGCAGTGGATTAAAAAAGAATCAGATAGATATGGGTAATTATATACAATCTGAAAAAGAACAACAAGCTTATATGTGGTGCATACGAAATAATATATTTATAGCTCCTAAACCTAAGAGCGCAACAGAATGGTTTTTAGAAATAACTATAAACGGTAATAAGAATGTAAGCCCATCAGCTTATAAGAAGAATGATATATGGTTACAATTGTATAAGTTCTATCTTTATTACTATGATAAGTATGCAAATAAGATAGAAGTTCAAACAGTAGAGGATCCAAAACAAAAAACAAAAACAAAGCAGAAGATAGATGACACTGCTAATAACTTTAAATTATTTTAAATGGTAACATACGAAGAAGGATACAGAAGATTATTATGGGATTGCTTAACTAATGGCGTTCATAGAAATGACCGTACTGGTGTTGGTTGCAAATCTATATTCAATGCTTCTCTAAAAACTAATGTTTCTAAATACTTTCCAGTTATAACCGGTAGAAAAATGTTTCAAAAAACTTTTGATACAGAATTTGAATGGTTTATAAACGGCGAAACTAATATACAAAGATTTAGAGATGCTGGCGTAAAAATATGGGATGCTTGGGCAGATGATAATGGAGATCTTGGCCCTGTATACGGGCATCAAATGCGCAATTTTAACGATCAAAATATTGATCAGATGCAAATACTTCTTAAACAATTAATAAACGACCCAGATAGTCGTAGACATATTATAAGTTTATGGAATCCGGCTCAGATAGATCAAATGCGTTTACCTCCTTGTTATTTGTATTTTCAATTCTTTGTTGAGCACGACAAACTCAATATGTTTGTTGTACAAAGATCGGGCGATTTGTTTTTAGGAATTCCATATGATATGGCATTGTTTACTAAAATACTTTTATATGTTTCTGAAAAAGTTGGATTAAAAGCAAATTGGCTAGAAGTACAGATTGTTGATGCTCATATTTACAACAATCAATATGATGCTATACATGAATATCTTATGCAAGATACATTTGATCTCCCGGAGTATATTCATGAAAACGGAGCATTAACCTTAATAAATTATAAACACGGTCCAGTAATTACAGCAAAAGTGGCCATTTAATCTAAATTATGTATTATATCTATCACATTTTTGGTAAAAAGATTGGAGTTACACGTAATCTTAATAATAGAGTTACAGTTGAACAAGGATACCATCCGACAGAATATGAAGTTCTAGAAACCAGTGAGGACATAGATTATGTGTCTGCCCGGGAGCTAGAGCTTCAATCTATCTATGGCTACAAAATAGATCGTCAATCTTATAAGAATTTAATTAATAAAAATAAAAAGAAAAAACCTATGGTATTAAATGTAACAGAACAAACCACTACTTTTCCATGCCCGTTAAATAAACTTAAAGGCAATTTAATGGATAACAAAGGAATGAAAATAGAAACCGGATTTGGTGTTTATTATTTAAATGATGAATTAATTGATTGGATAATTAAAAATGCCAATACCTCAATGTTTAATCCAGCAAGATCCTACGTATATAACAAAGCGATGCATGAGGCAGTTAAAGTTGTTACAGAGCCTGTAACTAATGAAAGCACTAATGTATACGATCTTATTAGACAATGGGCTGATGAACGTGGAATATATAGGACAGGCGATTCTAAAACTCAGTTTGTAAAACTCCAGGAAGAAACTGGTGAATTAGCAAGAGCAATATTAAAAAACAATCAAGAGGAATTAATTGATGCAATTGGCGATGCAGTTGTTGTATTAACTAATCTGGCTGCATTAGAAGGATTAAAAATTGAAGATTGTGTTGTAGCAGCCTATGACGTAATTAAATCAAGACAAGGATCAATGATCAATGGTACATTCGTAAAACAAACATTATAATATGACAGAACAAACAATTAAATTTAGAGATCCAGTTGTGCAATGCGTAGTAAACAAATTTGTAGATCGATCTGATGTAGGCTTTGCTAAATACAAAACAAC